GTAGTTATCAAAGGTGAGTCGTTTTTGGATACAGAAGAAAAAAGAAAAGCTTATTGGTGGGATAAAGAAACGAAAAGAACAAAATACGATAGATTGTTTATAAATGCAATCAGAAGAGCATTTCAGGAACAGCAAAATGAATTATTAAGAAAGCTAAGAGAATTAGGGAGGGGCTAATGGGAAATATGGAATATTTATCCTCACAAGAATTTAAAAGAAAACTAAAAGAATGGGGAATTAAAAAAGCAGAACTAAAAGATATGAATATTGCTGTCTTAAAACAACTTGTAGCAGACACAAGCGAGTTAGGAGAAAGAAAATTATCTTTTGTTATTACTACATCTGCAAAAGATAGAGACAACGATACAATTAACCCTCTTGGTTGGAAACTTGATAACTACTTAAAAAATCCTGTAGTTTTATGGGCACATTACTATGAATCTCCAGCTGTTGCAAGAACTGAAAAAATATGGATAGAAGATAATTCAGTTAAAGCAATTGCAGAATTTACTCCTCAAGAGGTCTATCCATTTGGCTATACTCTTTATCTTCTTTACAGAGAAGGCTTTATGAAAGCTGTGTCAGTAGGTTTCATTCCTCTTTCTTGGGAAGTAAGAGAAGATGGATTTGATTATATTGAGCAAGAGCTACTTGAGTATTCTCTTGTTCCAGTTCCAAGTAATCCAGAAGCTCTATTAATAGCAAAAAGAAAAGGAATAGATATCAAGCCACTCATACAGTGGGCAGAAGATATTTTAGAAAAAACAGGGGAATTCAAGGTTATCACAAAGGAGGTGTATGAGCAAATTGAAATGGCTAAAAATGATAAAGAGCCTAAGATTGTAGATATTCCAGTAGAAAAGGGAGTAATACCATACAAGAGAACACCACTTGCTCCAGAGGATGAGCCTTGGGATGCTGGAGAAGAAGTAAAAAACGCAGATGTAAAAGACTTAAAAATAATGTGTGCATGGTATGACTCCAGCAATCCAGATGTAAAATCTTCTTACAAATTACCCCATCATAAAGCAAGTGGACAACATTCTTGTGTATGGCGTGGTGTTGCTGCAGCAATGGCAGCATTATTTGGTGCACGAGGAGGAGTAGATATTCCTGAATCAGATAGAAAAGGAGTATATAACCACTTAGCAAAGCATTACAAAGATTTTGATAAAGAGCTTCCAGAATTTAAAGAATACACGGAAGAAGAGCTAAAACAAATATTCCCAGAATTTTATGAAGAACAAACTAAAGAAGAAAAAGAAGATTTAGAAACTGAAAACAAGATTGAAGAGAAAGCTGAAATAATTGGAAAAGCAGGAAGAGTATTATCTAAGGCAAACGAAGAAAAAATAAGGAAGGCGGTAGAACTTTTAAATGAGGTCTTGTCTCAACTTGAGCAAGAACCTGAAGAACCCGAAAAAGAAGAAATACCAATCATTGAGGTGATAGAAGAGGAAGATGAAACAATAAATTCAGATGCAATTAAAGAGATTGTACAACTCGCTATCGAATCTGAAATAAAGAAAATTTTAGGAAAAATTGATTAGGGAGGTAAATTAAATGAGCGAGAAGAAACTTACTTTAGATGAACTTAAACAAATAATAAGTGATGAAGTCCAAAAAGCATTAGAACCCTTAAAAGAAAAAGCTTCTAATTATCCAACTATAATTGTAAATAAAGAAAAAGTCGAAAGAGAAATACCAAAAGGTTTAGTTGCAGCAAGATTAGTTAGAGCTTTAGTTGCTGGTAATGGAGACCCTGAAAGAGCAAGAAAATTTGTTGAAAAAAATATTGTAGATGATGGCATAAATGATATAGTTGCAAAAGCATTAACTACTGATACTGGTCCAACTGGTGGTTATTTAGTCCCCCAACAATATGCTGAAGAAGTTATTGAACTTCTTTCTGCAAAGGCTGTTGTAAGAAAAATGGGAGCTGTAAGTCTTCCCTTAGAAGGAACATTAAATATTCCTAAATTAACAGCTGGAGCTACTGCATATTTTATAGGTGAAGCAACAAACATACCAGTGTCTCAGCCAACTTTTGACCAAATAAAACTTACTGAAAAAACATTAGTAACCATGGTTCCAATTTCTAATAAATTGATTAGGCTTTCTTCTCCTAAAGTTGATATTCAAGTAAGAAACAATATGATAGATGTAATGGCTAAGAAAGAAGACTTAGCATTTATAAGAGGTACAGGAACAGACTATTCTCCAAAAGGCTTATTACATTGGGCATCTCCTCCAACAAACAAATTTGGTGCTAATTCTACAGTAACTGTAAGTAGTATTGCTGCAGACTTACAAACCGCTATTAATAAACTTGAAAGCGCAAACGTACCAATGGATAAAGTAGGTTGGATTATGTCCCCACGTGTTAAAAACTTCTTAATGACTGCAATGAACCAGAACGGTATATATGTATGGCGAGATGAAATGGAGAAAGGAACACTTTTGGGATATCCATATGCAGTAACTACTCAAATTCCATCTAATTTAGGAACTGCAGGAAATGAATCAGGGGTTTATCTTGTAGATTTTAGCGAGTGTATCATAGGAGATGGACCACAACTTGAGGTTTCTGTTTCCACACAGGCCGCTTATGAACAAGATGGCACATTTATATCTGCGTTCCAAGCAGATTTAACAGTTGTGAAAATGGTAAGATACGTTGACTTTGCTGTAAGACACGGAGAGGCAGTAGCAGTAATACAAAACGTGACATGGGGGAGCACAACTTAACTAATGAGGTGAAAGTATGGCCATAAAATTTAAAAAGCATTGGAAAATATATAATCCAGGAGATATAGCAAGTTTTGAAGAGGAAATAGAACAAAAACTAATAGATAGTGATATTGCTGAAAAAATTATAGAAAATAATGAAAAATCCTTTGAAGCCTCCAAAGATAAAATGATAAGGAGCCCAAAGGCTAAGAAATGAACCATATCGAAGTATTAGTTCCTCCAGCAACTACAAAATTAACTACCCTTGATACAGTCAAGGCAGAGCTTGGTATTGCTGATAATACCCAAGATGCACTATTAAATACTCTAATAGAACAAGCAAGCAGTTTTATCAAGAATTATTGCGAACGGGAGTTTGGGCGGGCAACGTATAGGGAGTTTGTCCCTTCATATGGTAATCAATATTTGGTCTTGTCCCAAACTCCCATTCAATCTGTTGAATATATAAAATTGATGGATCGTGAAATCCCCCAATCAAACTACTTGATACTTAAAGATAAAGGGATGATTTACAGCAGATATGGCTGGAGTTGGGAAATACTTCTTTATGGAAAAACAGTAACATCAATCCCTATCCCAGGAAGTGAAATCCCAATATATGAAGTTAAATATACTGCTGGATATGTATTACCAAGTGAAACAACAGATGGAGAAAGGTTGCCCACAATTATAGAAAGAGTTTGTATAGATTTAGTAAAAATCTACTACTATTCAGCCCAAAGAGATGTTTCTATAGGGTCAGAAAGATTTGGAGACTACTCAGTTACATACAAGGAAAACAGAATAATGGAGATAGCAAATATACTTGATAGTTATCGGAGGGTAATATGACAATTGATAGCTACATGAATACTCAAGTTTATGTCAAAAGAAAAACAGGAATTGATATGTACGGCAAACCAATTTATGAGATAAAAACAATCATGGCAAAGGTGGAAGAAAGGCTTGAAAAATATATATCAACAACAGATGAAAAGTTTATTGCTATGACAATTATTTATTCAAAAGAAAAGATAGAGCAAGATGATTTAGTAAGTATTGATGGAGAGGAGTTTTATCCAATTTTGACTATTGAGAAAGTAAGAAACATGTTGGGGCAAATTATGTACTACAAAGGCTATACAACAAGGGGGGCTTTATAAATGTTTAAAGTCACTATATCGGGTTTTGAAGATATTCAAAAAAACATACAAGATTTAGACCAAATAATAGATGAAGTTTTAAAAAATGAACTTTATAGAATGGGGCAACATCTAAGGAGTGAAAGTGTAAAAGAATGTCCTGTAGATACTGGAAGATTAAGAGCAAGCGCAACTGTTAAACCTGTTCAAAAGAAAGAAGATAAATATTTCGTAGAAGTTGGCTATGGGACTGGCTATGCAATATATGTGCATGAAAGAACAGAGCTACATCATACTGTGGGAAAGGCCAAATATTTAGAAGACCCTCTTAAAAGGAATACACAATTTTATAAAGAATGGCATGAAAAAATCATTAGGGGGATTTTGGGATGAGCAGACTATCCGAGGAAGTCGCAT